CCACTGGGCGCCGCCGGCTCCTGTTGCGTCAATCTTAATACTGTTCGCGGTTGTTCCGTTTCCATCCGGAGTAATAAATGCGCCTGTCGTTGCATCAATGGCTTTCCATGCGGCACTTGTCGCTGTCTGCGGGTTGTCGCTGTTGGCGCCGTTATTGTTTTCAAGTAACTGCAGCTCTCCTTTTACGGTGCGGAGCGCTCCGGTCCACTCAGAAACATTTCCGTTCAGGTCCCAAATTCCATCAAGCTGTTTATTGTGTGACCAGGTCAGCGGGCCGGTACCGGTTAAAACATGGTAAATTTTTCCTGCATCTGTTCCGCTTCCATAGGTCGCCGGAATAGCCTGCTGCAGCGTCTCTCTGCTGTCCTTGCCATAGTTATTGTTTCCCCACGGCTGGAAACCGTTCTTTTTGCACCAGAGCATAATTGCGGCCCACTCTGCCTTAGTCATCATGTGCCAACCTTTTCCCTTGGATTCACAATATCCTCTGGCAGTGTCCCAGGTAATGTTTACAGTTGGATCCTGGCCAGGCAGGGAGTATGCACGGCCATTGTTTACAATATTCTGGTATTTACTGATCCAGATTCCCGGTACCTCTTTACCGTTCACGATAAAGGCTGGGTGTGTGCTGTCTCCGGCGCCGTCGATCACGTCGCTCATTTTAAACTTAGGCACGTAAACCATAACGGACGGGATTCCCTTGTCGTCATAGATCAGCTTGTTGTTAGGTGCTACCATTTTCAGGGCAAATTCTGCTAAATCGTACTGCATACCTTATTCCTCCTTTTCATCATCAGCGGCAACCGGATTTTCCAGTCCCCACAATGTCACTGTAACCTGGCTCATGTCCAGCTTCTTTGCAACCGGAGCTTTTCCCTCGCCCTCCTGGTCACTCTCTTCCTGCTGCTCGTACTCTCTGGCCGGAATATCGACCTCAGCAACATAAAAAAGACCGTCGCCGGTCCCCATGGTCAAGTCTCCATCTGCATCCATGCAGATATCTTTATGCACTGGCCAGTCTTTCTGGTACTTGTCGCACTTAATGGCCAGCATATCGTCAAAATTCAGCTTGTAGCCGCTTTCCGTAAATGGGATTTTTTCTCCCGCGTTTTTCTCAATAACCTTTACGCTCATGCGTACATACCTCCTCTAACTTTGTATTTAACCTTTACGGTCTTAGCGCTTCCCTCAAATTTCAGTTTGAAACCGTTCAGCTGCTTGTCATATACGATCACATCCCCAACCTGGCCGCCTGCTACTTCCACGACCTCAATATCAAGGTCATAGTTCATAGTTTTGCGGACCGTCTTTAATGCAATCGTGCTGCCGCTGTTATTAAAGCCGAAAAATACCTTGTTGGTATTGTTCAGGGTAACGGTTCCGGTCTCTGCCGAAAACTCAGCGTCGTGGTGATCCAGCCGCTCGTCAACCTCCTTTTCTCGTGCCTCAACATAGTGCATTTGATACTGCATAAAAATTGCAGCGGCCACATGGGCGTCATGGATTCCGTTTTCCATGTGGTTGAAATTGGTTGCGCTCTGCGGGGTTCCCTGCTGCATCACGGTACCTGGGGACGGCTCATGTTCTACTGTGCCGTCAGAGTTCTGCGTCTCTTTGTACCGGTATGGGTACTGGACAACCTCGTCTTTCCATGGTGTCATACCATACATAGGTCTTTGCCTCCTCTCTTATACCTCTGTAATTTCAATAGTAAAGCGGTAAAACACACCCTCTTGCGTGCTCTTTCGGGTAATGTTCTCCGTTTTTGTCAGCCACAACTTGCCGCTGCGGTTGTACAGCTGCACCTCTGCGATTTTTACGGTGCCGCTCATGGTGGGATCTATTGTAAAATCAATAGCCACCTTGCCCGTGCTGTCCACGTAAATGTCTGTAATTTCCGCCCTGTAATAGCTGCTGTTAATCTTATACATGGCGTGGGAAACTGTCTTTTTTACATGGTCCTTAAAGCCGTTCATGGCGTCTGCTGTCAGCATGTGCTCCTCCTTTCTTAGAGCCGTGTAGCTCCGCAAATTTTATACACAATACCGGCGGATTCTCCGGTAATGCGAGCATTTACTCCTGGGGCGGTCATTTCTCCGATTGTGCTTACATCCGGATAGCTTCCTGCCCGTTTCTCTTCTCCTGGCGTCTGGTATGTGAACGCCTGGCCTGTTGCTTGTGGCGCAACGTCAACCTCTAAAGGCTGCAGTGCTCCTGGCCGGTTCACATCTGGCCGGGTTCCGGCTATAATATGCCGGAAAGAAAAATTCATACCCGCGGGCCGCACTTGCAGGCGAACAGGTGTTTCAAAAACAATCCTCACATGCTTCTGGGACTGCTTAACCTTGTAAATTTCTTCTGCAACAGCGGCCAGGTCAACGTTGCTGCTGCCTGGCCGGATAATAACTTCGTATGTGTGCGGTGCTACGTTTTCATATATTTCAACCTCCCGCCCGGAAATTTCTGCAACCAGGGCTGCAATACGGTACGGATTCATAGGTCGTTTTGTGTTGCGTTTCTGCACAATCGGGCGCCGTCTTTCTTCTAGGCTCTTGCCCTCGTTTCCTGTGATTCCGTAACGTTCTTCCCACCAGGGAAGTGACCAGGTTGCTGTTTCCGGAAATGCCTGGTTTTTCATATCTTCCACTGTCTCGCGTGCAAGTTCCATGGATGCCGCCATGACCTGGAAAATCCATTTACCAACATAGGAGCGGTCATAGATCGGGCTTATCATGCTCAGCATGTCTTTTGCAGTTTCCCTTGTAGGGAAGTTTTCCAGATCCATCACTCAGCCCCCTTTGCTTCAACATTTTCTGTATACGGATATTCGTCGTTTTCAATGCGAATATTGTCCGTGCTGCCATTGATCAGCAGGTCTGTAAAGTCCTCGACGCCTGGCGTTCCGGTCAGCAGCGCGTGCACTTTTATGTACTTCACTGCTCCCTCATCCGCCACGATTTTATAATAGCTTTCCAGCTGCTTTTTAAATCCGGATATAACGGTGCTCAGTTCAAACCCATCTGCCACCGTAACCGTAAAGGAATACGATATGTTTACCAGGTCCGGCGCTGCTACCGTCAGGATTGTGTTTGGCGGCGCCAGTCGGTCTGCGGGGTTGTCTGGAGCCATAATATAATTGTAAACTGCATCCAGCAGGGTCTTGTTCGCACCCTCGCCGTTCTGGTCAAGGCATACAATTTTTACTGTTTCCGGCCCATTCCATTCCGGGATAACAATCGCGTCCCCGATTCCGTCTACTGCCTTAGCCCACCGTTTATAATCGGCATTGTTGCCTATATAACTGGTTTCCTCCGAGGCGTCTGCTTCCATGATTCTTTCTCTTAAATCGTCGTCACTTTCTTCCTCGGTTCCTCCGGTGGCTTTTTCTTTGTTCGTAACCGTCTGGATTCCCTCAACTGGTTCCGACATTAAAACAATAGCGCCGGCATTTACGTTTGACTGCTTTCCATCAAGTAACGCACGCACCAGCACGGTACCTTTTCCCTCTTCGTTCAATATGCAGCTTTCGACTGCCGCAAATTCAATGGACGGCTGATCATTCTTGGCCTCTGTCGCAAAAACAGTGCCGGCCGGTACTATGGTGCCCGGCTCTCCTGTCAGTGTCAGCTCCGCTTCTGCATAAGTGGACACTTTTCTTTTTGTCTGCGATCCAGCTGCCAGGTAGTCCAAAAAGCTGCCACTGCTCCACTGTGGGAACATCAGTTTTATTGCTTCCGGAATATAAAACTGCAATAGCTCTGCTGCAATCAGTGCTGTGGGCCTTGTAAAATCCCACGGGAAGCCGCCCTCAGTCTTGTCAATGTCATTCGGAAGCTCGTCCATCATTCTTGCGTGGATCGTGTCCGCGTCACAATCCTCCAAAAATTCAGGTACAATAAAATCACTTGCCAACTCTCTCACCTCCTTACAGCTGTATGCTCAGTGTTTCATCTTCCTCCCACGGGTACCCTTTTACTGTAAAACTGCAGTATGTTTCGTCTCCCTCATGGGTAAACTCAAAGTCTCGGACGTACTCGGTTGCTGGATGCACCAGCAGCGCCTCTGTGATCGTCCTTTCAATTTCGCTTTCACGGGATTCCCTGTCCGGTATCTCGGCCAGTTCGTCAAACTCCGTGCCTATGTCGTCACTATATGCCAGGCAGCTCAGCCGCTCCGTGCTGGCAACTTTCAGGCACCACTGCATATATGCCTCCCTGCCTGCGCTGGTGATCATCCTGCCTGCTCCATCCCGTAAAAAATCGCCCGTTTCAAAATCAAAATAAACGGACGGGTAATATCTTTCATCATATTCCGGGTTGTCTGGTATCTCAGGCAAGTCGAACACCGGAAAAAGCTGATTTTCTGCCATATTTGCCTCCTAACTTACCACGTCAATAACAACCGCCTCGTTTTGCACCCAGGCAACCAGAACGCGGTCCCCTGGCTTGATCTGTGGTGGATTGGCTGTATGCGTATGACTTCCGTTGCCTCCCTCATGTCCTCCATGGGAGCCTCCGGAAATCGTGTACGCCAGGCCTCCCACAAGCCTGCACACATGATAATCACTGCGCGGTATCGGTATGGGGAAAGTGTTCGTTAAAAGGCTCATGTCTCCTTTAATGCTGCCGAAATCCAGCACTAGATCACGCTCTGCCTTTCCGGCCACGTTCTCTGCCCGCTGGGATATCACGCGGGCCAGTTTGCTCAGACC